CTACGATCGACCCCAGAGTTCTCTAAAGTTTGAACTCCTACGTAGACTGAAGTATCTCTATTGATACCATTACCAACTAATGGTCTGTATGCAGCATATTTCATATTGATACCTAACATTTTAATATTAGTACCATCTAAGTGAACATTTCTAGCTACATTCATATCACCATATATAGTTGATATAGTTGTAATATCGATTCCAAACACTTTTTTCTTACCTGACATTGCGAAATCAGCATTAAAGTTAGGTGAAATCTCTACATTATTAGAGAAGTATCCAGATAATTTATGAAGCCAATTATATACCGCTGTAGAACAGAAGAATATAGTCGAACCTGCATTATTGTATCTTGGATCTAACATAGCTGATAAATCATCAAGAAAGTCATCTTGTGTTTTTGTTGATGTATCAAGAGAAAACGAATTTCCATATTGAGAAATAAAGCTAACAGCACCTTCAGTAGTAGCACCTACAGAAGATTGTTGTTTACCGAACAATAAAGATTGTTCAATATCCCATTTATGTTCAATTAGTTTTTCTTTCCAGATCCTTGCCCATTCGTTTCCATCATATTTAAGAACAGTAGCTCTGTCTGTATTATTCATCACTGCTGATGTTTTCCAGATTTGAGTTTGTCCACTTGATGTTGCAAATGGTTGATCTGCCCAAGTTTCAGGATACCCAGTACCAGCGTCAAACGATGTACCTACTACATAGTTTTTAAACTTTTCTAAGTATTCTTGTGATTGAGCAACCTCAGAACTTCCTGAAGCTAGTCCAGCACCACTATTTGCAATAGTATCCATTGCATCTAAGTAGTAAGCACTTGCACCAGAGCCTTTTACACAAGTAGCGTTAACTATTGCATAATTAGCTGTATTTAGATCAACTGAATTAACTTTCCATAACTCATAGTCAGTTACTGCATTAGCATCTGCTGTGTTAGTTCCTAGTTTAATTACTTGACCTGGAATGAAGAACTTTGGTTGTGTTCCAGCTACATCAGCAGCGTATTTAACTGTTTGACCTTTAACATTCTGCAAATTACCTTCATTATTGTAATCTGTAAAGAATTTAAAAGTATAAACACTGCTACCTGATGTTGCTGTATGTCCAGCATCTGGTTCAGTTGCTGGGGCTCCTAACGCATTTACATCATACTTTAACATATATGCGTATCTTTTTGTGTATGATGAACGTCTTTCTGTGAATTTGAAAGATGGGTCATCTGTTGGTTTTTTAGAGATCATGCTCAAAAAACGAAAAAACGGGTCCTGAGCCAAGTTTAATTCTGACACCATATCTCCGAAATTATACTTTCTTCGTAGGGCACCAGTCTTAAGGCTATTATCCTCAGTACCAGTTAAGACGCCATGACCAGGATCACTATATAGGCTATTTCCACCTATTAAGTTACTATCTGACATTTGTCTATCTCCATTATTTTATGCCCTCTATCAGCTGCACTCAGTGTGCCTTCAAGTAGGACGATTAAAGTTTAGATAGACCTAATTTTAGTTTAAAATATATCTATCCAAACAAGTTATCTACACTATTGTCGAAACCAAGTATACTTTCAAAAACTTCTCTGTCTTCAGTTTTAGAAGTTCCTTGGCTATTCGCTCCACTAGCAGATGTAGGCATATTTTGAACATTTTTCATTTGGTTTAACATATCCTTTTTAGTACTTTGAGCAACATTTGCAGCTGTCTGGTCTTTGTTTAAAACATAATTAATATCATCTAAAGTCATTGTATGAGTTTTAGCTTTCGCTTTAAATTCCTCAAACTGTTCATCAGTCATATTATTTTTTGTCTTAAACTCGTTTTCCTGTTCTTGTAGATTTTTAGCTCTCTGTATTTCTGCAGCTCTTTTCTTTTCTGCTGCAGTCATTTCTTGAACTCTACTTTGAACTATTTTCTCTACATGCGCATTCATTAGTTTAGCACTGTCTGAATCAGGGTCAGTTACAGCTTCTTGTTGATCAAAGATAAAATCTTCATCAAGATTTAATTTTTCTTGAATAGATTTAGCAGGTTGTCCACCATTTACTAGATATTCTCTAACATGTTCTACTAATCCGCTATCTTCTTTCATAGCTTCGAGAACAGGTACAAATTGTTCAACCTCTTTGTATCTATCTCTCCACTTAACAGCTTCTCTGCTACTATCTTTGTAGCGCTTTTCCCAATTACCGCTGTTAGGTGATTGAGATGCTTGTGCCACGTTATTGGAGCCTTTGTCACTCTTTGTAGATCCTTGTATTGGATTCTTTTGTTGACTCGGGGTTGCCTCAGTGTCTTGAATACCTCCGTTTACTTGGTTTTCAAGTGAATTAAAGAAGTCATTAGAGCCTGTATCTGTACTAGATGCAGCTTCTTCGAAACTATCACCTTTCATTCCAATTACAGGGTTACTTTGTACTTCATTAGGGGATTCTGACATATATCCCTCCTTATTTTATTAGCGTAAGTTATTCATTTTCTTTGGAATTATCCAAATTCTTTTTTTCCATTTCTAATTCTTTCTTCTGCATTTCAAAATCTTGTTGCTGATTTTTTAACTGCTGATTAGCTTTGTTATTGACATCCTGTGCTTGAACATTCATTACATTTTGAAGTAATTTATGTTTAGCTTCAGTCTGAAGAAGCTCTTTACTCATTCCTCCTTTAATAGCTTCTCTCTTCTTAACAATATCTATTTCAGCATCTTTTACTTTACCTTTAATACCAGCTTGAACTAATTGTCTTTGAAGTGTTTCTATTGTTCCTTCTTTATCTTTCATAGCTTCACTTAATTGTTCAATTTGACCTTGTAATTGACTATACAAAGATTTTCTTTGAACAATTTTTTCTTTATTTTTAATATCAGTTTCAGCTAAGACAGCTATATCATCTACAACTCCCATTTGCATTAAAGATTTTAATTCTTCTAAATAAGCCCATCTATTAACAGGTAATGTAGACCCAGCTACTATTCTAACATCAAATTTAATAGATGAGATATCCATAGATTTACCTATAGCTTCTCCCATATCATTATAAATTGGAATGTTAATTTCCTGTGTTTTTCCTTCTTGTATAGCATTAGGCTGTAGTATTCTAAATCTTTTTTGTGCTGTATATACAGATTGACAGAACTGAAGTATAACTTGACCTAAGTTTTTTAATGCAGGTTCTATAGAACCAGACATCCATTGTTTTATTCTTCTTGTTCCATATTCATCCATAGCCAACATACCTCTATATGTTTCAGAGCCTTTTCCTGCATCTCCCATCATAGAGCTATAAATACCAGCTAAATATTCCATATCTGCTTTTCCTTCATTAACTATTTGAAAGAATGCAGAAGATAAAGGAGCAGGCATTACTGGACTTGGTCTTTCTACACCTGGTCTAATAGGCAATAATGCTCCTGGACTTGATGAATATTTTTCCCATAATTCTGCATCAATACTTCCTTCTTCATACATCCATCTCAAACTACTTCCTAAAGAAGCATTATGAACCATTATTTGATGAGCTTTATTTATTTCTTGTTGCTTACCAATCAATGGAGCTACTGCACTTATAGGGAAAGGAGTTCCAGTCCATTTATAATGAAGAGGGATAATAGGATAATCTTGAACTGTATCTGGTAAAACTTTTTCATACAATAAAGAATCACCAGCTATACATGTTTGTTTTATTCTTGAACTATGGAATTTAACAGCTGATATAATATTATTAACCATATCTTCATCTTTTAGTAATAATTGATATTCTTTTTCAGATATAATTCTATTCTCTACCTTTGAAGCTTCCTCTTGCAGCTTACTCATGCATTCTCTTTCATAAGCAGCAATCTGATCTTGCATCATTTTAGTAGCTTTCTTTAATTCTAAATTAAATCTTTCTTCAAGCATTTCACCATTTTCAAGAGCTACCATCATTTTTCTTTGCTGTTCTTTGAATTGAACAGTAAGTTCTTCAGTAATTTCTGCTACCTGCATATCACATTGTTTCTTTAATTCAGTCAATACTTCTTTTGAAGGAGGAACTCTAAAAAATAAGTTAATGTAAGGCATTTTTATTTTTTCATATACTTCAAAGAATTCACATAAAACATCTGTAGTCCCATCTGCATTCGCTGATTCAGTTGCACCTTCTGTTGCATCATTAAAAGCAAACAACCTTTGATCATCGTCCCCTACAGCTCTTATAGACGTAGAGTTTTGCATTTGTTCATCACTACTTGCATTTTTAATTTTTCTAGCACTTTCAGGAAATAATTTAATTAAATGATTTTTAGGCAATACTTTTCTAATCATAATATAAGATGCATCTTTAAATAACATATCCCTTGATTTAGGGTCTACATAAACATCAAAAGGTTCAGGCTGCTGTAAAACTACTTCTCCCATTCCATTATCAGCATCTTTATCTACAGATACCAGTATATATCCAACCCCTTTTGTAACTGCATCATTAATAGCATTATTATATAAAGTACTACCATTTGAATTACCCCATACATAATCAGTTAAGTCTGATATAACAGCAGCAACATCTGTGTCACTTCCGTCCATACCAACTGCTTGCCATTTAGGATTATTAGATGTTGCATAGAAGTTTAACATCTCTACTACTGGCAATATTCTATTGATAACAAAAGTAGGCATGCCTTGTTCATTTAAAGCTTCTTTTTCATCCATAGACAATTGTTCGTCATGAGCAAATTCATAACCTTTTTGATTAGTTCTTTCCCATTGTTTTCTTGTCCAATTATTAGCTAAATGATATAATCTCCTTACTTCATCAGCTCTTTTTTTTCTTGCCATTTATTCTCCTATTTTAGTAACTATATTTGTTTACTTTTTTAACACGTTTTTTAATTTTTTTAATACCCTTAGGTTTAGTTTTTTTACTATATTTTACTTTTCTAACAGTCTTACCCATTATTTACCTCCTTTAATATCAGGTCCTGATTTTAAATCATATTCTTTATCATTCATTTTAGATAAATTTTCAAAGTAGGAATGTATGTTATCATCAGCTGTTTTCATTTTATCATATGAATCGTATATACCAAAATGCTCATTAGCATTTAACAAACTATCTACTCCTTTATTATCTAATGGCTTACCTTCCACCATAGTAGGATATAGTATCCACTTTGTGGGGTTATCTAAATCATCTGTATCGTACGCTGTCATTATATTAGAACCTTTACCCTCTTCATACAAATCTTGAATTATTGGAAATTTATCAAGGGTTAGAGGCATTGTACCATCATAATCAAAGCCATAATCTTCTTTTATTATAGGTTTATCAGCTTCTCCTATCCAATTCATTATATCTCTTTCAGCTGTTTCCCAAAGTTTAATTGCCATATTTCCCCTTATGCTGTTACCCAGCTTCTTGCTTTTGGTTTCTTTTTATACCACCCACTTTTTCCTTCATGCATACCTTGTGGTGGGTGAGCGTACTTACAAGCATATGCTAAAGCATCTATAGTATCATCATGAGCCATTCTTGGTCCAAATGTCATTATCTCTCTATGAAGCTCATATTGATTTTTCTTTATATGAACCTGACCTACTGCAAATCTTTGAGCCATTATTTCCTGTATCCTATCTCTTTTACTCATTCTATTTCCAGGTTTCTCCTCTTTAAAAGGAACTATAAATTCATTCCTTCTTCTCATTTCAGCTCTGATAGCCTGAAAAACTGGCTTACTCATAGAGGTATCTTCAATAGTAAATAACACAGGATTATAGAACTTAGCCCATTGAAATATATGATCTACAATCCCCTTTTGATCAGTTCCAGGAATACCCATGACAGGAAGTGTCCTATCCCTAATATAATCCAACACATAAATATTATTGTCTGGGGTAACAGCGACTGCAATAAGAACACTATAGTCAGAATTCCTCCTAGCCGAGTCAGTAGCTGGGTCCACACCGACAAAAATATTACACGGTTTCTGGTCGTCTCCGTCAGGTAACACATAGGAAAGACCTTCTTCCGTATCATTAATAAATTTTCCATCCCAGTATTTAATATGGTCTCTATTAAATATCGAATCTTCTTCACTTTGAACCTCCATCATATACTCTTGATAAAACTTTTGAGGAGTACCAGAGTCTTGATAAAATTTCTTTTTTCTTTCCATCTCCTTATGACCAAACCACGAAGGCCATAAAGGAGTTCCGTCTTCTTGTAAAGCTTTATAAGTTATAACTCTCCAGCTATAATCTTCTTTTTGCTTCTTGGATAATTCATATCCAGTTAAAATCTTTTGTATAAAAGCATCATAATGAACAGGAGTTCCATTTATCCTTAATCTTCCTGTTTTCGGTTCAAGAGCTGGGAAAACAACTGCTGTAACCAGATTTGAAATTTTTGCCCTTGATTCTGGCGTAACCGTATTATTCTCGTCCTCAAAGTCGTCAAGTACAATAAGATCATAACGCTTATGTAGCTTAGCACCACCACGAATACCAGACAAATTACTTTTACTAATAAGTTTACAGCCATTAGTGAGCTCGATATCATCTTCTGTCCATTTCCTTCCTTTTAAATTTCCGAAATAATACCTTATTTTATCGTTATACTCCAAATGATACTTAATATAATCTAAATTAGGTACTGAAATCTTACTTGATGCAGCAACCCAGCCATAAAATAAAGGGTCATTCTTACTAAAACAGAAATCATGCATTATATTACACTTAGTTAATACTGTTTTCCCATGTCCCCTGGGTAGTATTACAGCTAATTGTCTTACATCGTTATTTGAAAGAGCATCTACCACTTCATAATGAAAGAAAGGTGTCTCAGATCGCATAAAATCATCAGGAAGAAACAACTTTCCAAACGCAATAAGGTCTTTATGTGCCAATAATAGCTCTTCTTCCATCTTATTTACGTTATTAAAGTTAATATTAGCCATATTTTACCTCAAAATTGTATAATAAGATACATAAAGACATTAAATATAACTAATTAAATTATAATTTTTCTATTTCTTTAGATAAAAGATCCCCAGCATCATCTAAAAAGAAGTCTTTTAAACTTTCTTCTGAATCATCTGTAGGCATTAAATCCCTATCTTCACTTACAGTCGTTAATGGTACATCTGAAGGCAATTCTTTTGATAATGTTTGCAATCCTTTCATTTGAGATGCTGTATTATTATCCATTTGCTTTGTAGCTATATTAACCAATGCACTTGAAACAAAGTTAGGTTCGTAATTACCAGATAATACTATCTTTCTACCTGATAAATTTTCTAATCCCTCCTGAACAACCATTCCTTCTTTTAAATCTTCAAGTTGAGATTCTTTTGCAAACTCCCATTCTCCTTCATTAGCTATTAAAGACATAACTTTAGATGAAGATTCCATTCTATACAAAGCTCCATCAGTACCTTCAGCTAAATAAAATTGCCCAGCTATATCTTCTTGCATAGGTGAAACAAATTTTTTCATAGATACTTCTTTCATTATTTTACTCCTTTTCTGTATTTTAATAAAATATCCTCTACTCCTTCTTCTCCTTTTAACATACTATATATATGTGGACCACGAACCCCTATATCTCTATATATTCTACTCTCTACTTTATAGTATTTTTTATCGGGTTGATCTGGATTAATATATTTGAAATGATCAGCCGCTTTATTCCAATCTATATCTTCAGGGTTTTCTGTATCTAATTCCCTTAGAAGTCCTTTAAAATTTGCTTTAAATTTATTGTAACCTAATATGTATGACATTTCATGCAATGCAGCTCTATGTCTTTCAGGGACAAAATCAAACCAATGAACTAATCTTTGAGCATCCTCCATAGATACATACCATTTTTCTTCAAATAATTCATCAGACTTTGATTTACTTATAGGGTCTCCTATATTATAAGGTGAGCCTTTAGGTATTTTAGTTCCATATCCTCCTACTAAAAACCCATCAGTATCACGCTTTACAACACTATGATAACCTTCATGATGTTTTATTAATTCTTTTCTATTCTCCTCTTTTGCAAATTCTATCTGGGTATAAGTACTATCTTTAACTGAATCAAAGATTTCCTTAGTTTTTCTTTTTTGCCTAACTTCTTCTGCCCATTTCATTAAGTCGCTTTCTGGTAATTGTATTAATCCCATCAGTAAGCTACTTATTAGATATTTCTTTAGGTCTTTTTGCATCTTCAATTTGTTTAGAATCAAATCCTTGAAACACTGCTCCAGATATTTGAGTAACAGATGTTTTATTCTTATCTTCAAGATCCATTATATCAGCTAACTTAAACAAAGCCTTTAATTTAGTCTCATCTTTTTCTGCAGACATAGCTATATTATTTATATTACCTATAATAGTAGTCTCATCTATACCCAATTCTTCTAATACTGGTTTTAACTCTTCTTTCATTGCTGTCCTTACCCTTGTTGTTTTTAAAAGTTGTCCAGCACGCATTCCTGCATAGTGCGGGTCATTCGTAGGGAATGCCTTTAGATACGCCATGCGAGCATCCATTCCAGATGCTAAATACTGGACAAAAAGTTCCTCACGAGATGATAAATTTTCTCTATCATCTACTCTTTGGTTTCTCTCTATATCTCCACCAAAGCTATATATATTGACTCTTCTAGAAGCATCCATCTTTACGCTATCAGATACAACAAATGTGCCTGTGCATGTTCCTACATATCTAACCTTTTTAATCTTACCTTTTGGTCTTATCATATGTCCTTCTCTTAATATCTGTATAACACAACCGTCATCAGTAAGCACCCAATCTCCAATGCCTCCATCACGCCAATTATGTATATATTTTATATTATCTGGAAGTTCTTCTATATTGTCAAATACAGTGTAATTAATTTTATTTACTATATAATGTCTCATAATACTCCAATCCCCGCCAGGGGTTTGGGTTAGGTAATCCCAAGTATCTCATGATCTAATAATTTCAAAATCTTAGACATCTCTTCAGGACATTCTATGTTATCATCATTAACAAATACTGACATCTTTCTATCTTTATCATCTATCTTTTCAGATACTGACACTATCTCATTTGTTTCAGTGTCAAACTCTATCCTTAAGATATACTTAATAATTTTATCCCTCATATGTCCTCCTGGATGTAGTTAACCCCTGTATAGACCTTAATCTATTTTTTTTAAAGTTTAACCTTAAATTTCATTCTAGCCAGTCATTTTCTCCCCTACTAAAACTTATATTAAGGCAATTTTTATCGGTTATTGGGGACAAACTCTTTATCCTATTTGGAGAGCAACCCAACTTCTGAACCTCGTAGCAGAACTATCGCAAGGGTACTATAAGGCTGATAATCAAATTACTTTAACTACCGATGTTGAAATATAAATCAATGTAAAACAAAAAAACAAGAGGTTTTAAAAATTGTAGCATTTTGGTGTGTGGTCTTTTTCAAAATGGTGTACCCCTTAACAGGGTTTTTTACTATCGTTTTTACGTTATTTTTGATTGAGTTTTTTTGACTTTTTGGTTTATGTATTGTTAATTTAATTGAGGAGAGATATATATCATGGATAGATATACTAAATCTCAGCAAGCAAAGCAATTCAATAGGAATTCAGACATATCTATTGCTAGTAAGAATCGTGAGAGAATTGAGACTCTTATGACAGCTCACTATGCAGCAGGTAATACTGATGCCTTTATGCTAGGTGCTAATGCATTATCAAAGTTTGATAGTCAGAATGATTTATCAAATGCGATGCAGCTATTAGCTACTGTTGTAGCAAAGTTTGATGCTAAGCTTGATGAACCTAAATAAGGTGCTGAATTTGTCTACCTGAACATATAGACGGAAGACTTGGGGGTAATAGTGACTGCAAAGCTATTACCCTGACTCATCTTTTTAATTAATATATATACATTAACTAAAGATTTGGAGTGTAGGTTGATTGAATAGTAGTGGATTTGCATACTTAATCATACTCAATGATGGGTGTGTGTGCATATATATATAACCAACTTATACCAAACTATGTAGTAAAGAATTACATTAGTCATACTCGTGAAGGGTTGAATAAACGGATACCATCTAATTCCTGAGAAGGGTGTAAAACATAATCTAAGGTGGATTCTTCGGACTAATATGTAATACCTCTTAAGGTTAGTAAAAGTGACGACAATTACTATGCCTTAAGCTTGATAGTGCCAGGAGGAATCTTGCTTATACCTGGAGTCAAGTAAATAGATAATTGCTGGACATACAGCAACAAGCTAAGACCAATATCTCATTAAGCAAGAGTAATGAAAGAAGTATTACACACACTGGTAATATCGTATTATAAAGTTTAGCGATAGTATTTATTGGTAATATTGATTAGGTCGACGATGTTCACAAATGTATTTAAACTTTCAAACAATGGTTCTGCAGGACTTATTGTGGGTTTGCAAAACATTAGGGTTCTAGACTTAGTATTGCTTAACATACTATGTAACTATAAAGATATCTTGTGGGACGTCCCCATAAGGTATCACCCTAATAACCTTTCTGGTATAAAATTCATATTTCTTTGTTAAATGAAATGATACAATAAATAACAAAGGAGGTCACTATGTGTGATAAATATGAGTGTATGATGACTCGTGCTGAGCTTCAACATACTAAGAAGTTAGTCAAAATAATGGATAACCATTGTGATTGGCTGACTACTAAGTATAAGAGGCTTATGGAGTCACTCATCAAGGGTAAGCAATAGTGCTTGCCCATAACTATTAACTTGGAGATAAATAAATGAATAAAACTGAAAATGGTGCATTAGGCGTATCATTAAAAAATAAATGCCTAAATTTGTTTAGTCACATAGGTGGATCAATAGCATGTGCTGCTAGTGATGTTAAATCTTGGTTTACAGATGCATATGATGAAGACCCTGAGGTAGCAACTTCAATATTATTATATAATAGAGGAGCAAGAGATGGACAAGGTCTGAAAGTATGGTTTAAAGAATTTATGCTTACTATGAATCCACAATTTATAGCAAATAATATAGATTTGTTAATAGATAATGGATGTGCTAAGGATATATTTCACTGGTTAAAAAATGCTAAAGGTCCTGTTGAAGTAACTCTTGTACTTAGAGCCATATCTCATAGGATATATAAAGCAAATGAACTACCAAATGGAGCATTGATTAAGAAATGGTGTCCAAGATCTGGTCAAGTATTTAAAGCAATAAGAGATGAAATAGGTTGGACTAATAAAGAGCTAAGAAAGCATTTAGCTAGTAGTGAAACTATTGAAACTCTTATGAGTGCTGGTAGATGGAAAGATATTGATTTTAATCATATTCCTGGTGGTGCATTAAAGAAGTATCGTAAAGCTTGGGAAAGACATATTTCTAAAGAGTATTCTGAATGGAAAGAATCTAAAACAAGTAAAGCGAATGTTAGTGCTACATATCCTCATCAAATAGCTAGTATTATATACGATGATCCAGGATTAGCTGTTAAAATGTGGGAATGTTTGCCTGATTATCTTACTAGTGAAGAGAAACCTATTATTATATCTGATACAAGCGGTTCCATGTCGGGTGAACCAATGGATATATCTGTCGCTCTTGGTATATATTGTTCTGAGAGAATGATAGGACCATTTAAGGATAAAGTTATAACATTTAGTGATGATCCTGAATTTCATGATTTATCTTGTTATACAAATGTTGTAGATAAATGGGGATATTTATTTGATAATGATAATTGGGGTATGAGTACTGATTTTGAAAAAACATATACACTTATATTAGAAAGTGCTATTATGTGGAATGTAAAACCAGAAGATATGCCTACAATGATTATTTGTATATCTGATATGCAATTTAATTGTGCTCAAGATAGATATTCTTTAACATTTGATGAAGGAGAAGGTAAAGATTCTAATCTCTTACATCATGAAATAATGAAAAAGAAATTTGAAAGAGCTGGGTATAAGTTCCCCAAATTAGTCTATTGGAATGTAAGAGCTAGTTATACTCTTGCTGCTCCAGCAGATGATGTATCTGAGAATACAGCCTTAATTAGTGGTTTTAATCCGTCAGTTCTTAAACCAATATTAAAAGGTGAAAGTTTTAATCCAATGAAAGTAATGTATGATGCTATTAAGGACATACAAGACAAATTGGATAAAGGACCATTACCATACGGTTAGACCGACATCTAATCATATAGTGTGGTAGTTATAGGGGGGTTGTCGGAGCTCCCCTATATAATAGGAGTCATACAGCAACAAATCATATAATCAAAAAAAGATAAAAACCTTGGAAGTATCTCGACTCCCGAAAGAAAAAGAGATCTCCGAGGGTAAAACTTAAGGGTAACTAAATAGATTGATTTAATACGCCTTGCGCTAAGTAAAGCTTAGAAACTTAGTGTTACATTGAATTAAATTATTAACATTACCCTTGTATTGCCAGGATATCAAGATGATAGGCTAACTAAACTACAAAAGCATAAGATATTCTGGTCAATTATTACTTCCAAGAGTAATAGTTAACTAATAAACCTTACAGCAACAAAAAACATAAAAAGAAAAGAAGGTTATGAGTATATATTTAGAGGTTTCAGAAATGTTATAAAAATATATATTACATAACCATTAAAGGAGATTATATGTGGTTTAAAGAAGTTAATTTTAAAGAAGCTGATTATGAACAAGTGCCAGATGAAGATTTATGGCAAGATGGAGAGCTAAAGCTTGATTCTGATCAGATTAGAAACATCATTTATCACAATGTAGTATATCATGGTGAATGGATGATAGTAAGGAGAGTAAAAAAATGAAGAAAAAAGATGCAATAATATGTGATGTAGATGGAACAGTAGCATTAATGAATGGAAAAAGAACTCCATTTGAATATCATAAAGCAGATAGAGATGACCCTAATCAACCAGTTATTGATACTGTATTATCACTTAAAGGTGGTATAGAAAATGGTATCGAACTTATTATGTTATCAGCTAGAGAAAATGTAGTATTAAATACAAAATCAACTGATAATAAACATAATAGAACTTATAATAATCCAAATTATGTAGATTTGTATGATTTAACATCTTCTTGGTTAAATAAATATGTAAATGAAGAAATTCTACCAGAAGAAGGATGTGAGATTATTATTAATGAAGGGTGTAAATGGAATACACTTCTCATGAGACCAGCAGGTGATTATCGTAAGGATTGTTATGTAAAATATGATATATATAATGAATATATAAAGCATCATTATAATGTATTAATGGTATTTGATGATAGAAATCAAGTTGTGGATATGTGGAGAAATGGGTTAAATTTAACATGTTTCCAGGTAGCAGATGGTAACTTTTAATATAAAAGGAGGTATCAGTAATGTCTTTAAAAGATAGTGTTATTTTAATGGGTATTGATTGGTCAAAAGCAGCAAAAACTAAAGCAATGGAAGATATTGAGCTAGAAAGTCCAAAAATTGCAGAAGTAATAAGCGATTTGCATAGTTTTTACAAGTCTAAGAAGAATTAGATTTTGACTGGTAGCTCATAGGGGGATTGTTCATGGCCCATGGCAGTCCCCTATACCATAAGGAGATAAAATGGATATAAATAGAAATATAAATGGTAAAAATGCTTTGAAATATTGTCCAGAAAGAAGGAAAGTATGGCAATTAAAATATGACCCAACTGGACACGAAGATATATTGATAGTATATAGTGATATGCCTTCATATGGATTAATAAGAGAGGTTGCACCAAAAAATAAGAAAGAAAGAGGTGGATAATGAAAGAAGAATTGATGGGGGAAAAAGAATTCTTTGATATAATGAAGAAATTTAATTCTAAATTAAGTATGAAACAAAGAGCTATTATTGCAGAAAAGATAATAACATATGCAAGTGAAAATGTAGCTAAAATAAAGAATAAAAGAGGAGAATAATAATGAATAATGTATATCGAATAGGAACTTCAGTATTATGTTTGTTCGCAGGATTAAGTATATATTTATTTGTTTTCTCGTGTGAAGGTCCATCTAAAGCAGTGGAAGCAGCTAAAATCGTAAAAGAAGTTAGCAAAGTAGAAACTGTTATAGAAGAAGTAAAAGAAGTAGAAGTTGAATTACCAACTTTAGAAGAGCTTTTACCTGTAGAACCTGTAACACCTGAAGATAAAGAATAGACTTCTCTGGCATACGGAAGGTCGGGTTCATTATGTGCACAGGATCTGAGGTGGGAGAACCTCTATTTAGAAAGACAATGTATGCCAAAGATTAAGGAGCTATTATGGAAAAAAGAAAATATTTTAGAGCTTCAAAGGACCATTGTGGAGAAAAAACTAAATATGACAATTTAGGCAAAGAACCTCTAGAAGTGTCTAAAGAAGCAAGAGATATTATGGATTATCATAAAGCATTAAATTCAGTTAAATCAATACTAGGATTAGGATTGTATATTGAATGGAAAAAAGAATGCGGATTAATGAGCCAAGAAGATTACTCGAAAATAAGAGTTAAAGCAAAATCTAATAAAAGATTTACAATTGATAAAAATATACTAGATATTACAACGGACGAGGCTTAGGTCAGGTAAACAATCCTGTTGGGTAGCGAGCGGTTGACCAAATATCTAGTATAAAACTTAAGCTCAACGTGCATGGGCGATGTGTGGAAAATACCTGGACGACCCGCTAGCGCCTCTATGGTAACGGTAGCTATTTTCAATACACACGGGGGACGACATAGATGACCAATCAACAAGGCTCGAAGTAACAGAATGGATCGCCCCAAAGAATTCCCAAATTAATATAATTAAAGAGTATTAGCGTACTCTTGATAGTTTGTCCTGATAGACGGTTGCAGCTACATTTGAGGGTACCTACACTAATGCTTAGCGAACTATGTAATCAAGGCGAACAGGATATATATTAGACAAAAGAAATCACGCTTAGCCTCAAGGATGGCAATCCCTGGACGAAGCCGCAGAGTAATTTGAAAGATATAAGTAGTAATATTACACAAAACACTGAGTCATGAACTTAAGTTAATGTGATGATCATATATATATGTGTGGACATATCCTTCATTACTACACCACACACTAGTTTAGAAAAAGGAGGTAGATGTGTCAATCAATACCAATAGAAAGCTTCCTTTTTACATTTCTTATATATAAATATCAAGATTGGAGTAAAAATGGAAAGAATAATTAAAGATTTAGAAAAATTAGTAGAATATATGTGGGCTAATGAGCTTCAACACTGGGAAGAAAGCTTTAATCCTCCAGATCATATATTTCACTCAATAAATAATGTTAAAAATTACTTAAATAAGGAGAGCTATAATGGCAAAAATAGGGAAAAAAGAATATAATCTATCAGATCCAAAGGAATGTACTGAATATTGGACAGATTATGTATCAAAAGAGTTATTAGGTAGGAAAATAGTAAAAGTAGAGTACTTTAGTAGTAAAGAAGCTGAAGAATCTATGTGGTATAGTAGACCAATGGCTATGCAGTTAGATGATGGTAAATGGTTATATCCAATGAGAGATGATGAAGGTAATGATGGTGGTGCAATAGGTGTATCAAGTGCAGATGGTTCAGACACTTATCCAGTATTAAGTGTAAACAAGGAGATATAATGAAAGATAGTAGCTATTTAAATGATATAGAAGATGCAGCAGCTAAATATAGAGAAGCATATAGTATTATGGTAAAATATTATTTTCACTTTCCTGTTTATATAAGAAAACAAGTATATACTAAGTTAAATAATATAGGAGTTAAAATAGAAAATGAAATCTAGGAAAGAAATAGTTGAATGTCTTAAAGAAATGAATTTAATACAAGAAGAAGTAGATAATTTAGAAATATCAGATTATCCAGAAGAATTTGTAAATAAAGGATGGATTGAGGCATTAAACTGGGTTTTAGAGCCAGGCAAACATGGGTAAAGGAGGCTTAATGGAAGCTGAAATTAAAGTAATATTATGTGAAAAATGTAATAAAAAAGCAGTATTAACAAATGAGAGAAAACATTATTGTGTATCTCATTGGAAGGAGTTAAAAATTGAGAAAAGACACGAGGCATGATTTATCAGTATTAATAAATACATTAGATGATATTGATGATTTAAAAGAAGTGAAAGAGTTAGTAACAAATAGAATTGAATCTCTAGGAAGGAAAACTAAATATAACTTAATAGTTGGTGAAAAAGTAAGAATAGCAGGTTCTGGTAGAGTTGATTCTGGTAAAATAATTAAAATAAATAGAACAAGGGCAATAGTTGAATGTTTCGATAAAAATAATGATAGAAATGTTGAATTCAATGTTCCTTTTTCAATGATAAGGAGAGTAAATGCACAAAATAACTGAAAATCAAAGAAAGTATATGGCTAGAAGAGTTAATGAAGAATTTGATCAAGAAGTTTCATTAATTAAGCAAAAAGAAGCTGTTAAAATTAAAAGAATATCTGATAAAGCTGAAAATCAGTATAAGAAAACATTAGGTATTACTAAAGAAGTAAATGCATTTCATAAAGCATATAATAATTTAGAAGCTGCTAAAAAGAAATGTCAAGAACTTGTAAATGCTATGGAACAACATACTCCTAGTAAACAAGAAGTAAAGAAAAGGCATTTAAATAATTATTATGGTAATGATATACATATTCATAGTCCAGGAGATATGGATAATTATGTTACTATGAGATGTGTTAGTCTAGCTTTAGAGAATTTTGGTAAAACACCAGAAGGTGCAGAAATGGCTAAACTTGAAAAGAAAAGAAAAGAAGCTGTTGACTACATATATGGAATAACTAAAACTAATGGAGTGGCCATTGGTTTACAAAAAGTACTGAAAGGTACTAACATTAAACTAAGACTAGGAGAATAATATGAAATATTGGAGAGAAGCAGTTATATGTCTATTAATTGGATGGGTAATTGTAAAACACAATAATGTTGAAACTACAACAGTCGTAGAAACTGTAGTTAAAGAAGTTATAGTAACTCAACCATGTCCTGAAGGTTTTGAAGATGCATTTAAAAGAAACTCTGTATTTGGAGTTGGATACATCTTTGAATGGGATGGAAAATCATATGTTATAGAATATAAGGAGTAATTATGGAACTATCAAATAAATTAAGAGATGATTTTATAGATACTACTAAAATAAGTACTAAAGATAGTTGGGAAGAGTATTGGAAAGCATCTCAACATAACTCTACAATAAAGAAAATAAATAAAGGTATCTATTTAAAAGGATTTGGAACATTCTTATTAGATAGAGGCTTTACTCATTTACTTGTTAGTTATGAAGGTTCTGGAGATTGTGGAGATGCATATCTTACTGAAGGATTCAAAGATGATGAATTTAAAGGAAGATCAGAACACGCTAGTCCTGATATTTATGATCACAATAAGATTGATGAAGGAAAAAGACATCAAAAAGAATTATTAGAATTATATAGTTCTTGGTTGAGACTTAATCCAAAAGTTAATCTTGGTCATGATAATGATTTACATTGGGTATTAGCTGATTTAATTCATTATGATTGGTATAATAATGAAGGTGGTTCTGGTGATGTTATATGGCATTTAAAATCAAATAAAATACAAGTTGATGGTTACCAAAATTACTATGGTCAATATGAAGCTAAGGAAACTTATAAACTAGATGGGAGTGATCCTGTTAGAAAATATAAGGATATAGGCTAATGTTTGACTATGAAAGTAAGATAGATGTAGCTATACATAACTCTATTAAAACAGGAGGTTGGAATATGAAAGCATTTAATCACTGTAAATCTAGTGTTAAGTATTTTGGTGGCATAGAAGAAGATTATATTGAAATACATCAATGGTTTGATAGAACAAAAGACCATTATGGAGATATAAGACACAGAGCTTTAAGGCATCATACTTTAGGTGTAAAACAATGTGAGGATAAGTTCGGAGTTACTATCTGCAATTCAGATAAAAAATGGATTCCAGTTAGATCAATAGCAGAACAACATATAAGAGAAGACCTCGGTTTTATACCTACTGTTCAAGATTGGTTTAAAGAAATGCAACCTAAATCATGGATGGCAAGTAATAGAAGAGTTGTAAAGAAAAAAATGAATTTAATGTAGTCATGTCAGTCACGGACTGGATCAACAGCAAAAGCGATTTATCGCATTAGAAGTCTGGCGGTGAAAGTCTAAGAGAACCTGTATGGCGCTGTATTAACTAAGTATATAGATCGCAGACACTTCGGTTAAGGTGAATCTATATGCTCAGCCGATTTAGGGTTACAGTTGCATTGACTACATTAATAACTTTAGGGAGATAGTGCGTAACCTGCAGGTAGAAGAATGACCATAAGCTTCGCGTCATTTGCTATCTCCTTAATAAATTGAAGAATATTAGTAGAGACAAGGGTGTACAATAAACGTTCTGCCTGAAGC